CCCCGCCGCTGTGGTTTGCTTTTGCTCCCATAGCTCCCAGCCAAACTTAACGGCGTTCTTACGGAACTCCTCTGCACGAATTAATCCGCTTTCTGCCGCTTTGATGAGGTCGGCTGGATTAAGTTCTGGCGTTTCGGGGCTGCCATAATTCAGCCGAACCTTAGCCTTAAGGGGGTCAAGCCCAGCCTGAGTAACGACAGACGCAAAGATTTCCCGTTCCACTTGCCGCTTGACATAGCGTTGAACGGGTTTAATGAGCATATCCTGCAGGTCGAGGGCTGCCCTTGCCGATGCTTCGGTGAAGCCAGGAGTGCTAAAAAGCCGTGGTAGAGGCGTTTCGCAGCCTAAATAGAACTGGTTAATGATGTGGTCGATGTAGTAAACGAAGCCTTGCGCCCGCGGGTCAATCGTTACAGGCTTCAAATCGATTTTCTTGTTGTAGAAGAGCCAAGCGCCCTCTTCATCGCGGTTCTTGATGGCTTGCTCAAAAGACTTTACCGTTTCCTCATCGACACCCTCCAACATCGCCAAAACGTCAGGTCCCGCGTACTTCTCGAAAATCTTAGGCATAATACGCTCGATTTTGGCTTTCATCCAAGCAACAGCCGGGCGTCTATCTGAGTCAACGGTTAACGTATGCAAAAGCACCTGTAGCAAGCCAACCCCAAAACCTGAGGGAATATCGCCGTCTAGCCGCCAATGAATGACAGCTTCAGGCTTAAGCTCGTTGCTCTCTTTAACATCGCCCGTATAGATGCTTTTAAGTTGATAGCTTGTAACTTTGTAGGGCAGTTTTAGAGTAGGAACGCTGCTAAGTCCGATACGCTGCACCGCGTCAATAGGCATACGCACGGTATCCGTGAGTTTATCAGGTGTGAGTTTAAGCCAAAAATCGTTCCCACAGCCAATCAGCGGCTTAGCCATATCATTGAGTAAACCGTCCAAGTTGATGTCTTCGCAGAAATTATCAACGGCGGCTTTGGCTTCCTTTGCCTTATCATAGGTTTCGTCCACGGTAGTGTAGAAGCCCATGCCAACGGTAGAAGCGGCCAGTAAATCCACGCTTGCCTTGCAAGTGGGGTCACGCTCGTAAAGCTTCATGACATCCGCCAAAGGAATCAAGGCAGAATCAAAAAACGTTCGCTTATTAGGCGAAGCAGCTCCGCTCACGGGCTGATAACTCAGAACTTCCCGTAACTTTCCAAAGATATTCGGTGCCATCTATCTCAACTGCTCCAACTCTACTTCAACAGGTTTTTGATAACTAAAAAAGGGGATTTTGTCAGAGTGACCCGCAACGTTATTGCATACACGCATGACAAGCAAGTCACGCCTGCCGTTTCTACCATACGTGTTAGCAGCTAAATCAGGTGTGTAAGGCTCCATCTTGGCACCGCATAAGGGACAGACCTCCCAGCAATCGCAAACCATCACATCGGGATGCGCCGAATGATAGACGCGACCGCAACGGGAACATTTGCCCTCACACTCAGCCAAAGGCACCTCAACCTTAAGTTAGCGTAGTTTTGATGTTGGTCATTTTGGCAACTGCATCTGAACGCAAGACACCTAGACCGTAGCGAGTAGAAGCGCGGACACCATACTTGCCTTCCTTGACGCTCTCCCAGTCCTCGACTGTAACGTCTCGGCGCAGCAACATGACGGAAGCGACACGGGTATCAATCGCGTAAGCAGTACCGTTAGGCACCAAAGTGCTTGCTTGCACCTTCATGCCGAGTACGCTACCGATGACGCCTTGCCCGATTTCCGTCTCACTGCTAGGCAAATATTGGGCGTGAATGAACTTGTCGTCATTTAGCAACTGGTTTAGCTGTGTTTCGTTGAGCGCTAGTACTGTGGGCTTCCAGTTTTCACCTTTGACCGCGTTGTAGAGTTCAAGCAGTTTAGCCCAGCTAAAGACGGCGCCGCCGCCTGCTAAGGCTGCACCACTTGCTAAGTCGCCAGCCGCAATCGCCCCGTACATGCTAATTATGTCTTCGGTTTCTTTGATACCAAGAGCTCTGCCGACCTTCTGCACCATGTTATCCATGACGTTCCAAGTTGCGTCCTCAACGAATTCACGTGTCCATTCCTCAGAGGAATCAACCAGTTTGTCAGTGTTTATGTCGACGGTAGTGTTCTTTTTGCCGCTTAACCGAGTCATGGCACCTTCAGCATACCGGTAAGCTACGGCGTCAGCATCAAGCGGAAAACGTTCCAGAGCCTCACTTGTCGGCATAACATTTATGATGTTTCTGCCGATGAGTTCAGGATACGCCGCTTCAACCAACGTATCATGCATCTTACCCAATGCGCCCGCAGAGTCACTGAACAGGCCTTCTTTGATGCCCATAGCGGTATAGCGTTTAAAGAACGGTGACGCATTGCTTTGCTTTAGTTTCTCGTAGAGAGCTTGTTGGTCGCCCTGTTTCTGCATTACTGACTCAAACAATCTAGGCTTCATTTTAGTTCTTCTCCACTTGAATGAAGATTAAATCGTCCTCGCCATCAGCAGTTTCCAAAGCGGTGCCAAGTTTGCGATTATAGTAAACGGTGTATGTTGCTGCGCCAGCTTCGTTAACATCTTGGTCCGCCAGCTCAAGGACTTTACCGTCAGCATCTGCACCATAAACCGCATTTCCGCATGTAATGGCGCCGCCAGCGGTAACTTTAACTCTGCCTCGTCTCAGAACGGGGCATTGGTCGCCGTCGTCTGTGTCCTTCATCGCTATCCCGATACAGTTCTGAGCATCCGCAGCACCAGTAACTTTATCGTCGTCGCTTAGGTAGACAGGCTGTCCCTTGGTGATGTCAGCGTCAGCTTCAAAAGATTCAATGATTGCGTTAGGGTCGTCAGTTTCGCCGACAGCCATCCAGCTTTTGCCAGTTTTATCAGCCATCCAAAATCAATCTCCAAAAGTTTTCAGATTTCCCAAAATTCGTCTTTTGGTACTCTCTCTCACAAAGGTGAGCAAAAAAAAGACCGCTATCACGCAGAAGCACCCTTGTTCAAACGGTCCTCGATAGAACGCAGCCAAGCCGCCAACTCAGCATTATCCAAAGCGCGGCTTTTACTCTGCTCATATAAGCTCTTTTCCTTCGCCATCAAGCGACACCGTATTTCTGTTTGACCTCAAAGATTTCCTTGCGTACCTTTTGAGCCTGCAACTGATTGCCCAGCGAAAGCCTCTCCTGCATCTTAGGCAACTCTAGGCGCCCCAGCCGCTCTAGACACTCAGAAACAGGCATTAACTTAGGCGGGTCTTTAAGCAAATCCACACCGGGCACAAGCTGCTTAAGCTTCTCAACCGTGTTGTTGGCTTCGGTAAGTTTGCCCTCAGCAATCGTCAATTTGCCTTCCGCTTCAGTTAGCTTAGTCTGTAGTGCTTCGGCTGTTTTGTCGAGGTTGCAGACGGCACTCTCAATCTTGAGTTCCCCTGCAGCAGCGCAGAGTTTCTTCATGGCCGCTTTCTTTGCTTCAGCAGAAATCTCAGTTTGGTCTAACCTCGCCAGAGCATTCCGCACGTGGTCAGCATCCAAGTTACCCTCCGCGTTCTTGTACGGCAGATGCCGAAGGCTACGCGGAACCGTTTTGCCTTGTTCATCCTTCTCGCCGCCGTCCTCGACATAAGCGAAAGCATCATCTGGCAGGTTGTTGATGTATTCAGTATCCCATTCAGCTTCAACAACGCCCGCTTCTTCCAACGCCTCTTTAACGAGACTCTTTAGCTCTTCTTTTTGCATATTTTCAACTCCATTACTTTGACCCAAATCACCAGCCGAAACCGTGTAATCTGGGTGAATGCGAAGCCAATCAGCAACCGTATTCGGCTGCCACTTAGACTTAAGGAAAAGAATCTCTTGGCATCGCTCGACCGCAGGGTCAGAGCGCGTCTTAGCCATCACAGCCAAAATACCGTTTGCATGGTCGAGCCAGACGGTCCTAAAATGCTCAGCCAAAAACAGATTCGGGTCCTGAACAAAACCCAAAAAGTATTCTCCAGGCACCTCAGGCTCTAACTGCTCGTGAGCAGCACCATCTACCGCGGCTTGCGCGTTATCACCGCAAGAAGTGCAGAGACTAACCAAGTATTCACCTGGCTGCCCACAGAAAACACATTGCAGAAACTCAGGACCAAGCGGCTCCAAAATCTCCCGCATCTTAGCGGAAAGATGAAAACGCTGCTTACCCGCAGCCAAACTCTCACAGAGCCGCTCAAGAACTTGGATGTTAGTTTCGGGAATACCGGGCACCGCCACAAGCGACATCTCCGCATTATGCAAGCCATGAGGAACCTTGCCGCCTGCCGTCACATCAAGAGTCTCATAGTCAGCGCCCACGCTAACATGACGAATTAAGCCCTTGCGAATCTTAGCGGCTGTTTCCTCATCGTAGATTTCCGCCTCATAAAGCAGGTTCTGCCCATCCCACTCCGTCTTAGTAACCTTACCAACAGCGTCATTGACAGAAACATGCTCAAGATAGACAGGTGCCGCTTGAAGTTTCCCCGCAAAAGCCGCCAACTCTTCAGACGTGTACAGGTTGAAGTTACGCGACAAACCCGCAGTCATCGCCAAACCGCGAATCCGCAACGGCTTATCGGCAATCTTCTCAGTAACAGAAAAAGGCAGAATCGAAGCTACACGTTCATGAACTAACTTGCCTTCCTCATTACCTGAATTTCCAGTCAACCCAGCAACAGACCCGAAAGCTTTGTCAGCCATGGGGAAAACAGCAAGCCCGCAGCCCTGGGTGGGAGAGGTCAAGCTTACCGCTTTCCCCAGAGCTGCCTACACAAAATAACCCTATCATAAAACAGCCCTTATAAGAATTAACTTATAGCCTCAACGCCGAACCACGTACAAAAATGGCTTTTCTTCCTGCTCAAGCGGCAAACTATACCGCAAAGCATCAGTCGCATGGTCATTTTCCTTCACATCTTCCCGATACTCCAACAATTCGCTGATGAGGTTGACACAGCGTTTGCTTACAAATTGGCGGGGCTTCCCGTCACTCGCAGGCGTTAGGCGACTTCCAAGTTCCCTCAGCCCATCTTCACGTTTGAAAGTGTAGGGTTTAGCGTCTAAGCCTGCTCGGCAAAGCTTCAAAATCGACTGAGGAAAACGGGCATCACACCAAAACGTTCCCTCACCCCACGTCTCTTGCAGGTCCTTAGCTGCCTGGGCTAACTCTTCATCTGTAGTCTCCCGCTTATAGAATTCATCCACGGCGTAGGCTCTGCCGTCAGGGTCAAAACAGTTCACAACAATCGCCGAAGGCGCACTCCAACCAAAGTCAACGCCAAAGCTAACCCTATCAATCAACGCCTTATCAGTCAATTCTCGAATATGCTTTGAAGAGTCAAACGGCAAGCTACCAGCGGCGACTGTGGCGAATTTGCCGTAGATGAAGCGGTCAGCCAAGCCGCCCGTGTGAGTCCGCACAATCTCCGCTATGAATTCCTTTGGCAAGGTGGGGTTTTCAAAGATGCTCCAACGGTAAATCCGCATGTCAGGCGAATTAGTCTCAGGGTTCTCCGTGACATTATACAAGGGGCTGCCCGGTGAATCGGTTGTTGTTGTAAGCCAAATGCCCGGCTGAATCGGAACCATACAGCGGCCACTCTTACGCAGACGTCTAACCACCGTCAACCATGCAGTATCAAAGTGACGGACAAGCCGCGCCTCGTCAATATGCGCATAATCAATGTTAGGACCTTCTGCTCTCTCAGCATTCTCAAGCGAAACAAACCACCATTGACTACCGTTAAACCAATCCAACCGCATATCCTCACGACTAAAACTCGCCACGTAAGGATTCTGCGTGAACGGATAAGGGCAACCGAAGAAATCTTTGCTCTCCAACGTAGGAAAGAGTATGCGCTTCATCATCGGGTAAGACGGCTCAAAAATGAAGCCAACACTACCAGGATAATCCAGTGCCCAACGGACATCCTCAGCCAACCCAGCTTTTGTCTTGCCCGAACCCGTCCCGCAGAGGCAAGCCCTTTGGCTATAGATGCCTTTACCCGCGTGAAAAGGAAGCTGCGCAGGATGCGGACAGTACCGCAGAAAATCAAAGCCCGGCGTCAGGTTTAGTTTCTGTTGCGGCATCCTTCTCAGCCCTTTGCTCCTCGGCAAACTTGGCGTAAGCAGTCTTGATTTCAGGCGACGCCTCAAACGGCATAGACAAACTAACCGCGGACTGAATAACTTCAGGTTTTTTCTCAATCAACCCAAGTTCCTGCCCCACCTTAATCTGCTCAACAGTAATTTTTAGCGCGGTGTTTAGAGCACCAATTTTCACAAACTTGTCTTTGGCACTTAGCGGTTTTTTGTCATCGCTCTCAGTTAGAAGACCCATGGCCTCACGATTTAAGAAGTCTAACCGCGCCCGCAGAATAGACGCTAAGGCTTCGTCTTGTTCGAAAGCATGAACCCAAGTTTTCATCCTTTTATGGTCTTTGTAAATTACCCATTCACTAACATGGAACTCAGCACTTAATGTCTGCACAATAGCGCTCAGCGAGTTACCAACAGCCAATAACCTAAGCATCCTTTGGCGGCGCTTAAACAACTCAGAGTTCATAGGGTACCCCCCATTTTTGGACAAAATTGTCCAAGAAACCAAAAAACAGAAGAGTTCATGATTTAGTTACTCCTATTGTTGGAATATACTCTAGCGTAACTGTCAAGCGCTCTCTACTGTTCGCCTTAATGAGCCCCCGATTTATTCTCGTGTTGCTTCTCCCCCAACTGCCATGCCCAAAACGCTTAACCTTCCAACTCGCTAAGCCACGTGCAAGCTGAGGATTGCTGGTTACAATATAGAAAGGACGCTTAGTCTGCCGTGCATAGAGGTCCGCCATAAAATCCAGCAATCGCTTACCCACGCCAATACCTTGATAATCGGGCAGAACAACAAGCCTACTGACTCGATAATACTGAACCTTCATGTGCACATTAACTATCGCAATAAACGCAATGGGCTTATCCCCATATTTGGCGACATAACACCGCACTCCAGCGCCCAGCCTTTCCGTGTTTAGATAGTGATGTTGCCTAAACACCTGCCACATGGCAAGGTTGCACCTATGCACTGATAAGACGATTGGCGGGTGACGTCGTTTTTTTTTACACTCCTAACTTGAGTCCCAAAAGCCGTCACTTGCTCCGGCAGAGTGCCCGTGTAATCCCAGAAAACGTTAGCGTCCACATCATAAACCCAGTCAGGCTCAAGCCAATTCAGCACATCAAAGTGACAGGTCACCGCGATAAACTGCTTACCTGACTGCTTGCGGACGGCACGGCTAATCGCATAACTGCCAATTTGGGCGACGGTACGGTCAACGGTGCTTGTGAACTCATCGAAGACCGCCAAGTTTTGAGGAAGACAAAGCGCATGGGCAACGTCCACACGCATTTTCTGCCCTTGACTCAGCACCCCGTAGCTTTTCAGCCAAGACGGAGGCTCGCTGAATCCGCTACTGCATAGAGCGGTTTCGATGTCTTTGATACTAAGTTCCGCGGGGAAATCGTTGAGAAAACAGGTTTCTTTGTAGCGCTCCCGCAAATCAGCAAAGTAAGCAGTAGGCCATAGACGGCGGGCAATGCTTGTTTTCCCGCTCCCACTAGACCCGACAACTACGCCAACCTGCCATTTCAAGTTTTCAATCGGAATACTTCCGCGGATACGTTTCTCCAACTTAACATCCTTGAGGTCATAGGTGCCTTTAACGGCTTCCTCACGGAAAGAATTGCCCGCCTGCCACCTGTGCGTAAAATCAAAATCCACGACATAGCCTCCTAAAGATTAAGAATCCGCACCTTCCAACTCTTCGCCTGCAACTCCTCGAATTTGGCTTTCTGGTCGTTTTCATCCTTACATTCCACAATTAACTCGTAAGTCTCAGGGATAATGGAAACCTTCTCGTGTTCATCCCTTAACGTTTCAGGCAGCTTTTCTCCCATTGAATCAAGGAAAGATTCCAACTGCTCACGTTGCCCCAACTCGATAATCCGCTGCCACTCTGCCTCTTCAAGCTCCTTGTTATGCTTTCCCTTCAACTCGTTAGCAATCAACCGCAGACGGCGCCGCTGCACCTCCGAGACTTCCATGCGGAAAACAGGCGCCCAAAACTCTCCATGGGCAATGCAGACAGAAATCCGCTGCTCCCCATCAGCATAAACGCCATCTTGGTTTGTTAGGATGGGGTCAGTCCAGCCAAACTCCTCTAAGCTTTTCCACAGTTCCTCTTTTTGCTTGTTCGTCATTCTGTTTGGGTTGTTGCCATCTGAGCGCAAAAGCCTAATGTCTTCAAGAATGGGCTTCATGAAGTCAGGTACACGCAAAGTCGTCTTAACTTCCAATTTCCGAACGCTCCTAAACTTTTTGCACTAGCCCACGCTTAGTCGCAAGGATTCCCAGAAACTCAGCTCCAACCGCACTAAGCAGCACGCAAATGCTCGTAGGAGAAATTGCGGCGCTAGAAGCCAAAGTGCCCAGCCCCGTAAAGAACGTGATACCGCTAATAATCCCTGCATCCAAGACGGCGCCAGACCAGTCAAACTTGCCCTTTTTGTCTTTTTGACCACGTAGGCTGAGATGAATCTTGTAAGTGAGAGTTTCGTAATTCAGCTTAAACACCGGTTCCAGCATCTCTTGAAGAAAATCTTAGTCCGCCCTGCCAATATAACAATTAACTTATAAATCAACGATAACCCTTCGGCGCAGGACGCCTACTAGACCAAACATGGCGAAACGGAACCCTCAAAACCTCACCTGACTTAACCCAACGCTTCTCAGTCACGCCGACACGAACCTGACGCTTCCCCTTTGAATACTCACTGGTATGCAGAAAATTTGTTTTCGCCCGAACCTCCACATAGCCATCTTTAACCTCAGAGATAACCTCCACAGGATAGATGCCCTTCAAGTAAAACTCCTGCTTGGCTACCGCCAAAATCAAGATACCTCCCATAAGCCGTAATCCTCATCAGCTTCGTTTTCAGGGAACAGTTCAAGCAAAAGCTTGCCTTTTTTGGTTAGAGCATAAAGGTTCTTTGGCTTCCCACGCTTAGTACGGTCAGCATAGGCTAAGGCGATAAGCCCTAGATTCTTGAGTTTTTCAACTTGGGGAAAAGCACCAGAATAGGTCTTCCAAGTGCCGTCTTTTACCAAATCCCAAGTAGCGGTAGGCACCTGAAAACGACGCAGCAACTTAAGATTTATAACTAAAAATCCTTTAGGCTTCATTTCTTGATGCTCCTCTCAAAGCAATCGGTACAAACAAAACGGACATGCTCCCGCACTGCGTAATACTCAGGCGTTTGCTCAAGCCAGACAGCCCGCCCACAAACAGCACAGATAACCTTTTTGACGGGATAATGCGGCGGACCCAGCGGCCACTCTTCAACTAAAGGCAAAACAGAATCCGCCTTTTTCATTGCCACGCATCCTCTTCAGTCTGGGAAATCTCAGCAGTTGCATCCGCTTCGACTTTTCCGCTGCCTCCCCAAGCATTAACAGCAAACTTTGAAAGCGCCCAACGCCAACCCCGCTGCTCAAACAAAGCCTCGTCCACTCGCTCCCTAAACCGCTTATTCATCCGCCCAATCCTGCGAGCCACATGAAAACGAGTAACCCCAAAACCCGCCAACTTCTCAGCTATAACTCTAGGCAGCAAACCCGAATCCCCCACCTCGAAAACTAAACGCACAATCTCCCGGTCAACCTCATCGGCGCAAATCTCCTCGATGTCTGAGCGCACCCAATCAAGATCATGCTTACGATACGTCTCGATACGGCTAACTCTACGGTCAAGAGAATCAAGCTTTTTGTCTATCCGTTTACAAAGCTCAATAATGTGTTTTAGACGCCCTACTTTCTCGCTCTGGTCACGCCTTTTTCTACTCTTCTGAACAGGTTTTCCGCTAACTTCCATAACAAACTGCACACTCCTGTGTTTCGTTAACATTCACGAAAGGCAAAACTAACAGTTCGTAGTCTACATCGGCGACTGCTAAAACGGCACTTCGCAAAGCATGGAAAAAGTCCATGCTTTTACACCCCAAAAAGTGCCCTCTAAAAATTCTGAACAGCCATTTACTGCCAAAAACTCTCATTTCTCATCGATACCTCCAACAAAATCACGTATCTGAGCCACCACTTGCCGCAACTTTTCGCCCGTCAACGGCGGGTCATAGACAATACGCAAGACATCCCAACCCTGCAATTCCAGCAACTCATCAATCTCTGCGTCCCGCCTCTCCGCCTTAGCAGAAGAGTGAACCTGCCTGCCATCCAGATAAACGACCTTCCGCTTTTCAATCCAGCAAAAATCGGGAATCGTCATCTTAAGCACAAGCGGCTTTTGAGTAACCATCCCGCCAGTCAAACCCAAACCGCTAAGAGCTTTGAACACTTCAATCTCTGCACGGCTGACTTTAGGATGCATCCGCTCCTTGAAACTCAAACGAACAAAGCCTCCCAACATTCTTTATGGTAAACCTTCCACGGCTGCCCACAGCCCGTATTACTTGGGCGACTCATAACCGACTGTCCAACAAGCAGAGGTTTCTTGCATCTTGGGCAAAGGCAACTACCTTTCTGATTCCGTAGCCGAGACGCTAACCGCTTATCAAAAACCAAAAGTTTAACGCAGCCCATTAGACCTGCATGCCCTCCCAGCATTTTTTATGATAAGCAACTCGACGATGCTTCCCACGATTACGAGAAACAATCCTATCCCCTTCCACGAAAGCCTCATGACACCTGGCGCACACTTTGGAACGATAACAATACCGCTCCCTGAAAACTCCGCTAAACTCCCTACGAGTCAACCCAAAGCCTCCTCTTGGACGCAACGCTCAAGCGGATGCTCGCAGTTACTACAGCTCCGAAGCTCCAAACAGACATCCGCATAATGGTCGCACTTACTGCGAAGTTTCCATGGGCAACGGCGACAAGGACAAGGCGCCAACTCAACCTGCAAACTCACCGCAAATACTCCCCCATTTTCCGCTGGCCCTCAGCGAGTTTTTCAGGCGCCTCTATATCACCCAGATTCCCCAAAGCCTCGATAAGCTTCTCAAACTTAACCTCAAACCTGGCTAGCCGCTTGTCAATTTGCTTGACCTTCTCAGGCATCTGCATATAATCAATCGCAGCGTCCTTACCGATGTTCTCAAGCTCTCCCTCGCCCCAGCTATGGTCAATCTTCCGACGCCCCGCCCTTACGCTAAAGTATCTGCCAAACAGCTTGGCGATAGGGTCCTCAACCGCCATTTCCCCGCCTACAAATTCTCCCTCTTTAAGAACAACCCCGTACTTCTTGCCCAAAGCCACAGCAATACGGTTCGACAAGTTCATAGCCAACCCGTAAACCTCGGCTGGATTCTTACCGCGGATAACAGGCACATGAACAATCCAGCTTCTCGAAGTATGCCTAACTTTGACGCCCTGCTCCAAACCTAAAAGAGCCGTCCAATTCATCATCTCCACAGGCTTAAACTGCCCTTGAGGATAACGGCCCTCCTGCAGAATTTGAAAAGAAACTTGGCACTTGTCAAGCCTATAAAGCTCCCCAGGAAAAACCCTCCCCTCACATGACTTGAGAAGATTTGAACCCTCAATTGTTAAGGCATAAAACACTGCACTGCTACGCTTTTCTTTGTAAATAAGCCCTGCTTTTTCCAACTTCCCAACATAGTACCATACGTGAGAACGGCTTAAACCCAAGATTCTGCCTGCTTGAGTGGGGTAATCGCCCGCGTAAATGCGTTTCATTAATGGAAGAACCCATGTGCGAACTTTATCGCTATCGAACTGCACCGCGCCCGTTGCTGAATGTCTAGTTGTACTTTGAGCATTTTCCGAGTCAACTTTTGTACTTCTATCTTCAACCAAAAACTTAGCGCCTCCCCCCACTTGGGGTTCTGCACTTCTTTTTCCCAATCGCCGCTGGGCCCTGATTGAAAACCCATAGGAAACAGTTGCAGTCTTCACCTAGAAACGGCAGTTTAGCATAGGGCTTATCGCCTTTCCCCTCAATAAAACGAATAAGCTCTTTGAAGCGTGGACGGTTTGAGTTGTCTTTTTCAGTAGCTTTTAGATACTTCAGTTCCGCGCCGTCAAACACTTTAACCCAGACAAGCCCGTCCTCTTCGATACCTTCCCGTGGGTTAGTATCCCTCGGCACTTTCGGCGGCTGAGTAGGCGGAACAGATGGCCGCGGCTGCGCTTGTTGTGACGGAACTTGCTGCGGAAGTTGCTTAGGCAAAGCCTCAAGAATCTGCCCCAGCTTAAACAGCCGTTCCCCAATGCCATCCAGAAATTGCAACTCCAACATGCGAACACAAAGTTGCATCTGCCCAGCGTTACTTGGAAGCCGACAAGTGCCCTGGTCTTCGCAGGCGCTACAGTATTTTTGGCGATAGAGGCTAATTGGGCTAGGTTGCTTGAACGGTTCCTCAGGTGCTTTTTCTTGAGGCGGCGGAACTGGCTTTTCTGGTTCGGCTGCAGGTGCTGGCGGCGGCGTTGGCTCAGCAGGTTTAGGCGATTCGGCGGGTTTGGGTTCTTCCTTCGGCTTCTCGGCAACGGGCTGAGGTTTAGGCTTGGGAATAACAAAATAGCCCATGTCCTTGCCCTTCTCTTTTCGGTTGACAAAGTCGCCATTGTACTTTTTCACGATAGCGATGACAAGTGGATAATCCGCCTGCGTAAGCTTCACCGCAAAATCCAAAATCAAACCTGCGTCCGCAACATCAGGCTTAAAACTCAGGGTCTGCGCAAGCTCCGAGGGCAACTCGGTTTCAATCTTACCCGCCAACTCCGCGAGTTCCTTATCCTTCAAACCAAATTTCTCCGACATTTTCAAACTCCTACCAAAAGCACTTTTTGATTTGGATGCTGCCCAGCGAGCCGCATAAGCTGACGACGCCTAATCGCCGCGTCCTCTACCGTCTTTTTCTTCTCCTCTTCGCTTTCGTCCTCGGTTTCTTCTATGGCTTCAGCATCCATTTTCCAAGCGTAAGTCTCGCCTAATTTGTTGGCGAAGTATGTCTCATAGGGGAAAAGATGCAGCGGCGGACACGCCCAGCATTCGCGCCCTTTCTGGCAAGGATGTGTTTCGCATTCTCCGCAAGGCGGCTCCCACATGTTATCGTAACATTCAAAACAAGCGTGGACGTTAGCTGTTCGCCAATCAGTCCAACCGTGAGGCTCAATATCGCCTAAAGCCTCTTCCTCTCGCAGTGCAACTAACTCTTTGTTGCAGTAGTCGCAGTAGGGCACACCGTTCTTAATCACGGCTTTGCCTCCCGTAGTGTTTTACGGTAAACCGTGATACCCGCCGCCTCCAAGTGCCCAATCAACAACAAAACATCGGCTAGTTTGGGTTCGACTAAACCGTGGGCGTAGTTGTCATAGCCGACTGCCACAAATTTAGGCGCAACCCTAGCTATCCACAGCGGAAAAGTAGCAGGGTTAAACGCCATAATTGGCTCAATAGAGAGCATCACAGGATAACCCATTGCAGACAGCTCCGACATAGCTTCCAAGCGGGCTATTTCGGGTTGCCCACTCAAAAGATAAGTTCGGTCGCTTTCAACGGTACATCCCAAAACACAGTTTAGGGGAATGTGTATACCGATGCTAATTAATTCACGATAGCGCTGGGGATTCTTTGTTAAGAGCAGAAACTTGGCTGAGCTACTCTTGATTGCTTCAAAGATTTGCTGGATTAACTCAGTTGGAACCCAATGCCCAAACAGGTCGCAGCAATCGCAGACAAAGACAAAATCCGCCGCCGTAAATTCCTTAATCCGCTCCAACTCTTTAGGATAGATTCGCGGTTCCCCGCTATACTTTTCCTTCATGAAAGGAAACTTCTTTTTCAGGTCCTCAACCCAACAGTACCGGCAGGCATGCAGACACTTGCCGCCCAGCGGATTCCATGTGTCCCCAGATTCTTTGTGATTCTTAGTTATGAATGGAAACATCCTTTCAGACATCAAGAAACCTCCAAAACAGGAACATCTTGCGCGTAAGAAACATCCTTCAACGCAACAAGCCAAGACCGCCTAGACGCACCTATACACCGCACAAATCGACTCTCAACCCGCACAACAAACACGTTAACCAACGTGTCTCCGTTCTTAAGATGCAAGTTAACCCGCTTACCCACATAGGAACGGGCGCTATTGCAACAGAAGGAATCCATCACGGCGCCACCTCTTTGACGTAGCCTTGCCCCAAGCATTTTAGGCAAGTCATGTACTCATTTGGACCTGGATCGCGGTAGATTCTAATGTCTCTTCCACTGCCATGACACCGAGGACAACGGATATATCCCTCTGGAACCCTAACCCGCCGCACCGTAACTTCCTCCCTAAAAACAAAATCAGCCTCATCACTCATGGCGAACCCTCCGCTGTGATAACTTCCGCGTCAACAATTCGGCGGGGAGACGCAGTTACCTGGCTATTCGTTGTAGTTTGCCCAAAAAACGGCAAACTCTGCAAGGAATCCTTACTCATCAAATTAGTAATTACGGCGCCAACTGTGGACTGCTCGCCATTGGGCAACTTGAGCAGAATTTCGCTTAGAAACTCTTTTTCGATAGTACTTAAGCCCCAAACAACCGCTTCAATCTTGCTCTTAATCCAGTGGAAAAGCAAACGGTACTCTTGATTGATGTTCTCAGTGTTGACTATTTGGCCGCGGAGCTTCTTTTTTATGTAAATATGGGGAGGCTTAACAGCGACACCGAGTTGCCGCCTGACGCCCTGAACTTCCGCTTCGATAATGAACTCTAAGGTGTCGTCTTGGCCTTCCAGCGACGTCCAGCGGATACCCTTCACCCCGTAGCTTTTTAGCAAAATCTCAATTTCGGCTTTAGTCCGCTCATAAGGCACTTCCGTGTCCATATACGGCGGATTACGATTTAACACATAACTTACTCTACTACTCATTTTTGGTAACTCCCCGTTACTGTAACTCGCTCCTCAACCACCGCGATGGTGTCATGCTGCGCTCCGCCATGACTGATAAGGCATATTTCCCGAACCCGAAAACCACGCTTTCCGCTCATGACGCGGCTATGATAACCAAAAGTGATAACCCACCCGTGAGGCGTCAAAATGTCCGGGATGACATCGAGAAGCTGCTTGAAACGGCTATTCTTATTGCCATTGTATAGCTCCATGCTTTTTCGGTAGCTATAGGGCGGGTCAAGCAAAACAACATCAAACAACTCGCCTTTCTCACGAAACATCTTAGCGCAGTCCAGAGCATCCATCTGAAAAAGCGTACACGGCACATCAGGGTCAACGTCATTAGCGACTTCAATACAGCCCTGCAGGCGAGTAGGACCCGCAAACAAGTTAAGCACATGCTTGCCCTGGCAGTGCTGCTCAACCCACGCTTTAGTCTTGGGCGCTTTGAACGTATAGCGATTAAGCGGCTGCCGCAAGTAAGTAAAAATAATACCGCTCTCGCTCAAGCGAAAACCTCCTTACAGTAACTTGAGGTAGTTAAATACACGACCTGTGAAAAAAAATTAAGCAAGAAGACCATTTTAACCGAAAAAAGAAAAAGGGAAAGATGATGCTTCCCAAAAGTGAAAACTGAAGGTGACTTGACCAGTAACACCTTATGCCGTGCTAGGCTACAGGCCCTTTTCCATTCTTTTAGGATGGACTACTTACATTTCGGTATCTGTCTAATATGGGTTATTTGTCTGAAATTGCTAGAACCCCTTTTTCTTGTATACTTAATAACCGCTTTCTTGATTTAGTTCACGGCTAAATTTTAATGCATTTGTAATTATTACTCAGGTTAGTTCAGAATTTATATGATTTAAGCGACTAATCTCTGTTTGGTGCTGGTGTTGCTTAGGCTGAAACGTTTATGGCGTAGACTTACACACGACAAAAAAAGAAAAAAAGCAAAGAAATCAGGAACAAACTCTTCAAGCGCATACGATACGCTTCCATACTATTACCCCACCGAACAAGTCGACAATCTAGGTAGAATACAAAAAAAGAAAAAACGTCAGCGGTAACCTTGCAAGTAAGCTCAACATAGCATTACCCCAATTATTAGACCGCGTTCAGATGTGCCTCCGCCTCATCTCCTCTGGGCGTACCCTTCTACTTATCAATAGTTACATTACCGCTCAAACAAGCAAGTTTCTGTTCAAGCTCAAGGATTTTGGCTTAGGTTGCAGGCTTTCCACACATTTCAGCAATCCGAATGCTAGCATTATGCGGCTGATTTTGGCGGTTTGGGTATTTGCTCTTGTGTTGGGGTTTGTGCTTCAGTTAGCCTCGTAAGCCAAAAATGGGGTTTTGCCTTGTTGTTTTGGTGCCTGTATGAAAACGCTTTTAAACCAATACCCTGTTAGTGTTGTGTCACTCAATGTGGGCCGGTAGCTCAGCACGGCTGGAGCGTTCGACTGATAATCGAAAGGTCGCCGGTTCAAATCCGGCTCGGCCCACCACTTGCTTGGATTTTGAGCCACGTTCAATCAAACATTTCTTTTTAGTCGGCAATGGGTGCAACTGTGATTAAGAAGGCTGGTCAGTTTTTTGGTTCGCAATTCCTTCTCCTGCAACTCTTGCATACAAAGGTGCAGGTTTAAAACCTTGTTTGCAGATAATTTAACGGGTAGTTTTTCTTCTTTTTTTATTCAAGACAATAATCGCAACAACAATTACCGTAGCTAAAACAATTACTATAGCGACATAACTGAGTATGGGCACACTTGGTAGCTGAGGTTGCGACGATTGCGTTGGCTGCTGCGAAGCTAAAGGTGCAGATGAATCGTCAAATTTACTTGAAGTTGGTGTTGGACTGGCTACATACCCGATTGGTGTATACTGCTCGTTTGTTGTAAGAATATCTCGGTCTTGCCAACCGCCAATGACGTATAAAACATCATCCACGACAGCAGCCGTCGGACTGTAACGTGCAGTAAGCATTGGAGTTGCGGCTGTCCAATTGTTTGCAACGGGATCATAGACATAGTTCTGATTTAAGCCGACTCCGAAACCGCCCGATCCGCCTAAGACGTAAATGCGCTCTGGAGCTTGCTCACCTGTAGTTGCTCCTGCAACTGCGGAAAAAGTAGCAACAGGTATCGGCGCTCCAAAACTCCACGAGTTACTTGCTGGGTCATAAATCTGATTGAAGGTTACATTAATCTCTGGAAGGTTATATTCATCTTGACCGCCGATTACGTATATCTTATTGTCAACAATTGCAGAGGCATAACCAAGGACAGGGTAGGGAATTGGCGCTCCTTTAGTCCATGAGTCAGTGGCTGGGTCATAAATTTCCGTAAAGTTCACTGTTGGGGTGGCCCAAGTATAGGGCGGTGTTCCCGCAGTTACAATGCTGCCGCCTATTAGGTATATCTTGCCCTTGACTGTGTTAGCTTGCATACTGCTTGTGCCGATAGGCATCGAAGCTTTGGTTGCCCAAGTATTCGTCGAAGGATCATACACCTCGTTAGCCGCGCTATACGATATATCCGAGCTATAATGTAGCGGGAATTGAAATCCGAGTTCTTCTCCACCTATTACATATATTTTGTTATCACAGGCAGCCACGGCAAATCCTTCTCTCGGCGTTGGCATGGACGCGAACGCGGTCCAGTTATCGGTAGCCGTGTTATAAAAGTAATTTCCACTACCTGAAATGACATAAATTGTTCCGTTCACAACTGCTGCACCACCTGCGCCTCCCGAGGGATGGGCTGCTTTGGTAGTCCAAGAATTTAGGGCACCTTTTTAAGAGGAGTCTGCAACACTTGATAGTACGGAAAGCGTTTGCTGTTGAGGGCTCGTTATTTCCGTAGCATGTGCAACTGGCGAAAAAGCCATGGATGCACTACAAATCATTAGAAATGCAATTAGACGTGTTGTTGTCAGAACTTTTCGTTTAGAGGTTTTAATCATTTATTTACCTCTCATATATTTTAGGCGGAAACTCCTTGTTTCCACTTGTTCTCTTTTCTGTCCTTCCCTTAGAGCTAGGCAATGACACGCCTCCGATGCAGTTAGCACCGGCTTAATTTTTCTCATGAAAGCTTTTTCCCCAAAGTATTTCTGCAGACGAAAAGTGCCTCTTTTTGTATGTGCAATGTTTTTATAAGCAACTAGATGCTTACTTGCTGAGTCCTATTTATCGTTTGTCAACATCAGTTGCTCGATTTGCAAAGAAGAATCCGTCTCCGCAACCAAGAAAGAGCTGAGCAATTCTAAGAACGCAGACGCAAACGGGTTTCAAAAATACCTGAACCCCAATTGGTTTCAAATCCGTCTCGACCCGCCACCAACCAACTTTTGACCTACAATTCTGCGAGAAAATATTCTATTCTGTTCTGTTAACGTTAATTCTTTGTAAAATCTATAGGGGTAGGGGTGCTATTGGCGGGTTTTGGCGTCAAACACATGTTGATTTGGGTATAGATGCCACCGAAGGTTTCCTAGTCAAGGCTCCGATGCAGCGACAGGGCACATGCTCGGCATCTTTCTGTTCAGTCAGTGCCTTTGAGGGTTTGGATTCTTACTTTGCCCAGTTCGTCGGTTTTCTTTTTCTTGCATTCAATCTCTTCGGGTGTGCATTCTTTCTCTAAGTTAGGGTCTTGTTCCGACACATAATTCACCCGTTTGATGATAGCGTTTTTTGTGGGTTAAGT